CATCGTTGTTTGACTGTGGGGCAGTGAACGCACCAGACTTGTATTCTCCAAAAATATCATTTGGGTTATTGCTTGATGTCCATCTCATCCATTTTGTTAAATGAGCATTTTCTTGAGATAGGCCATCTAGCCTTTCAATTTCTTTTACAAACTCGTTTGGGTTGGCAATAACATTTTTATAATAATAAATGTTATTATCAAGAAGTTCTTTTATCATTCTCTGCCTTCTGGCATTACTGGTTTGCCTTCTGGTGTTGCCCACTTTTTATAAATCTTTTCTTGTTCTGCTCTTACTGCCTTTAATTCTGTTGCCCAAGCTTCTCTCTGCTCTTCAGTATATTCTATGCTGGCATCGTCCCAAAATGAACCGATTGTATATCTTATGCCACCCTTTACTGTAGTAACCATATGCTCTCGTGTATGTCCACCAGCAAATATTGCAGTTAGACCAACCTTTGGCTTTATGTCGATATCGCTATCTTTAAACTTTAGGTGACCACCTTCAAAATCATCATTTAAATAAATAAATACCGCATACTTACTTCTTTCAAATGCTGTAGGGTTCCCAAGTTCATCTGAGTTGTCGGAATGATAGTCTGCAAAAGCGCCCTCAATCCATCTCTGTGCATGGTAGCTAACTTCAGAAACTTCAAACCCTAAAAGCTCTTCAGTCTTTGCTTTTATTTTTTCTTTGAGCTGATTAAAGAAATCTTCTGGCAAACCAAAAAGTTTTAAATTAGGGTCTGAAGGCCAGTATCCCATAGCTTCTGATCCGTAAAATGATATCTCATTCCACTTTAATATCTTGTTTTCAACCAAAAAATCAAAATAATTTATAATAGCAGAACAGGTTTTTTGGTCTACAAAATTTTCTACTATAAAGAATTCATCTCTTATTTTTGGAATTGGCATGTCAGTATCCTAAATTCTTTCTTTCAGAATATCTCATGTTTGCTGGGTTTTCTCTTTCAATTCTTTTTTGCTCCATCTTAGCCCATGTATAAGCTCCATAGTGCTTTTGATTTGCAATCCATTGTGGGTGACCATCATAATAGTATTGGATAAAGTTTCTTATAAAGAACTTGTTGCCATTTCTAATTGTTCTTACTCCATGGAAATAAGGGTCTTGTGAAGGAAATACAAGGATATCTCCAGCTTTTGGCTTATACGGGAAGTATTCTTCTCCTATATAAAACTCAATGTCTCCACCCTCATAATCATCATTGATGTATGTTGTACATGTAAGCAAAAACTTTGGACCAGGCATATCTCTTTCTGAAATAATAAAGTCTGTATGGTACTGCATTGACATTTCATTGCCCATTGTATCAACATTTGCATCATATTTTGAAAAAGATGATGTCATCAATTTAGCTGATTCTGGCAATACAACCCCGTATGTCTTTTTGTAATCCTCGATAGCAGTATTATAAGCCTCATATACTCTATCTGAAAGCATCTTCTCTTCATCGTATCTTGGGCCAAATTCTCTAGGCTCATCTTCATTATGTTTTTGTTGAGAGTATGTTCCAAATATTGACCACTCGTCCCAATTTCTTAAATAGTATCTGCCTTCTGCATCGTGATCTGACTCTTTCATGATTCTATACAGCTCGTCAGCATCTGGGAGAAGCCCCTGGTATATTCTTACATTTGGCAAAAGCTCAAAAGATGTATACTCATAATTATTTGTCATTGTCTACTCTACCTAATCTAGTTATTGTCCAAAAGAATGGTGCGGTATATCTTGTTCCGCTTGTTACTTTTGTTACCCCATGAATATAGTTCTTATCTCCTGGGAAAAAATATGCAGCCCTTGGCTTTGGCTTAAACTTTATATTTTGCAATGGGAAGAATAACTCTCCACCTTCATAATCGTCATTCAGATAGAATACGGTTCCTATGTCATACCAAGGAAACTCATTTTCTGTTCCAGCATCTGGACCTTCGTGGAGCTCTTTATCCGCATGTGGGAATTGCATTGCTCCTACTGGCCACCGTACTATAGCTGCGTCAGTGGGTGAAACTTCTACATCAAACTTCTCTCTAATGTAAGGAGTCATTCTTTTTACAACAAGATTTAATATTCTAACAACTTCTGGATCAGCTTTCATTAGGGAGTCTTTTGTTGCAACTCTATCTTCCCATACTCTGTGGTCATAAATAATATTTCCGTTTTCGTTCCACTGTGACTCTGTGACGTCCCAAATTTTGTTGTTTCTTGCAAAATTTAAAAGATATTCTTGCTCTTCTAGCGTAACCATGTCTTCTAGCTCTACTACATTGTCTGGAGAGTTCCCGAAATGACCAGATGGGGTAATTGACATTCTTGCAAACCTAGCTCTTTTTGTGTATTCCATTTTTCACCTATTCATATTTCTTTAAAGACCTGACGTTGAGCTTATACGCTCCACCATCTTTTGTTCTAAACTTTTTTGCCTGCTGGTTGTGCCTTTTTTCTATTTCATCTTTAGAATAGAATTTCTTTTCCATTTTCCAGTCTTCTCTTCTGTATGGTATCAACTGCATGTAAGGTGTTCCTGCTGGAATAGTGCCTTCAAAATCTTTTTTAAGAAAAAATGGCATTAGGCCAGGAGTATCCATCTTATCATTATCTATTATAGCAGAAGTGGTAATAAATGGTAAATCAAATCTATTTATTGGATGAATGTACATTACGCTATATCCATCTGGAACGGATGGTGCCCAGTTTGGATACCAGTGAAAATGATAGTCATCGCATCCAATTGGTGTTGGAAAACTTTTCATTGGCTGTCTCGCTCCTATAAAATCTTCATAGCCAGCTTCCGTTTTTGCAAAAGTAGTTCCATCTGTATTCTTTTTAAAAGTTATATTACATGGGGTTACGTAAACATATCCGCTTATAAATATATCAAGTAGTCCTGGGCATGATCTAAATGTTCTTACTGGACCGCCCTCTGTATTTAAATATGGCTCCTGGGTATTTGGGTCAATTTCAAATTTTGGAGCATCCTTAAACCATTCTGGCATTAAAGACTTTGTAGTTTGCGGGGCATACGAATCAGAAATAATGTTATATAGTCTATTAGAATGAAATGTTATTTTATTTGTCATTTACACGTAGCCTCAAAGTCTTGGTCTCATGCTCACCAATAACTTTTCCCTTATGATCCGTTGCGTTCCTATAGAAGCCCGCCCATTTACCAGACTGATTAATTTTATCTACCGTCATCCCATATTCTCTTCCATCGTATGCTGATCCAACATAGCCCTTACCATCATAAAGATCTACCTCATATCCATTAATTTCTTTTAATGATATTGGAAGTATTACGGCAACTGGTGTGCCAGCTTTTACCGTTATAACTTTTCCTGGTGAAGTGACTCTCCATACAACTGGAACTTCTCCAGAAAAAAATGATGTTGTTAATAAAGTTGTAAATGCTTGTGCTCCATCTATAAAAAAGTTGGGGGGTGGCATTGTTAGAATTGTTGTGTTCTTGTCAGTCTTAAATGTAAGTCCAGTTATAAAGCTTATTGTTGCATTAGACCTATTTGTATGAACATATTTTTCGCCAGAAAGCACTTTAATGTGTATGGGTTGGCTATCTGATATGCCGTCCCAGATAAAAGATATATCTTCTGGAAAGGATATTCCCCATCCTAAAGTATTAGATAAGCTGACTGGGAAACAGTTATATGCATGTCTGTCTGCAGTCTCATCCATCCATTCTCTATTTACTTTTATTTGTTCTATTTTTGCTGGATTATCGCCAGTTTTAAAAACATTTATTTTACGCATATCCATCTGTATACTTCTTTTCTATCTCTCGATATGCTGGTGTGTGTGGTGCTTCTAGATAATCGAGCATTGTTACTATAGAATACTTTGTTCCGCTTGTTACTGGAAGTGAGGCATGAGAGAATAAGTATGAAGAAGGGAATAAATAAAGGTCTCCTGCCTGTGGCTTTATTTTTAAATTAAACTTATCAAAAAATAACTCCCCGCCTTCGTAATCATCGTTAATATACCCAACTGAAGATAGTACACAGATATAGGAATATCCGTGGTCAGAGTGTACTTGAAAATGCTGCCCTGGTCCGTATTTAACAAAATTAAAAGATTCCCAGTAATTTAGTGGTGCAAGGTTAAATTTTTGTCTATAGTCTTCTACTGGGCCTAGCTGTGCATCTTTAGCATTTTCCCATATTGATTCTAGTTTAATTTGATCTGCGCTTTTGCCATCATCGTCCTGCTTATTTTTCTTAATTTTAAAATCAAATGCGTCTCTATACTTTAAGTCGCTCAAAGCATAACCAGTTGTGGCCTGCTTCCATTTATAAGTTGCATGTGGTGAGTCTGAGTATCCGACACCTTCGGCATCTGGGTCTCTGGATAAACATTCTTCAAGCCTGTTAATCAAATCCATTTCTTTTGGAAATACATTTCTATATACAAGAACTCCTGGTGCTAACATCTCTGGCTGATTCATACTACCCTCCCATATTCAATTTGCTTTTATTTTTTAGTCTAACAAAGCTGTCAAACTCATCTCCGTGAGAATTATCATTATAATCTGTCATTGTTACCACAGAGTACTTTATGCCATCAGAAACTGGCATGGCTGCATGTGAAAATAAATATGTTGAAGGGAATATATAAAGGTCTCCAGCTTTAGGTTTAATTTGTAAACCAAGTTTTGGAAAAACAATTTCTCCGCCAACATAGTCATCGTTTATATAGCCAACTAATGAGACTGTTGAGACGTAAGAAAACCCATGATCTGCATGCTCTTTAAAGTAATTACCTGGACCATATTTAACAAAGTTCATTTTTTCCCAGAAATTCATTTGTATGCTATACATATTGCAATAGTCTTGAAGAGCTGGGTTTTGTGCGTCATACGAGTCTTGCCATATTTTTTCAAATACAATTTGATGCTTGTCTTTTTCTGGGAAGCTTGTCTTTTCAATTTTAAAATCAAAGCAGTCTCTATAGTCTATAGATTTCTTGCTGCCTCCGACGGTGGCTCTTTGCCACCTATAACCTTTAGACAAAGAAAGCTCTTCCTCTAGTCTTTGGGAAAGATTTAAATCTTTTTTAATTACATCTCTGTAAACCCA